ACCTGCGTCTTCCACCCCTTCCCCACCTGGTTACTGCATTCAATCGTGGCAATACTCAGATTATCCAATTTCCGCACCACCTTCGTCATCCGGCTGTCCCGATATCCAACCTCACCGAAATATTCATCGCTGGTCAACCGTACGGATTGCCCCAGCTGTAACGGCACATTGTGAGTATCTATATAGATATAGTCCGTATCGCCGCCATACTTCGACACATCTTCACTATACTTCTTCAGATAGTTATCTACAGCCGCTTTATAGTCCTGTTCCGCCTGCGTTTCGTACTCCGCCGGCATACGGAAGTTCCAAGGAATATAAGTATTCCCCACACGAGGGATCAAATTCCCGCCGGGTATCTGAGTCTCTTCATCCGGATAGATGTTGATAATCTCCCACTCCTTAGTAGCCGAGTTATAATTCGCTTCAAAGTCACGCCCGGCAAGGTCACCTGTCTGAAAAGAGACATGCTTCACCAAGCCTGATATCTCATTATCCTTGGAAGACGGATCGAATGTCATCCCGTTATCCTTGAAATAATAGATAGTGAAGGGCTTCTTGTCTTCGCCGGTCTTTTCCTCCGAACGTACGGATGACACCGTACCTGTATAATGCGGAAATATCTCTGCGAATGCCGCTTCCTCTACATATTCATACAATCCGTACTGCGTATTCCGGTCCACATAAGTAGACTTATCCGGAAGCTGAAGACGGGAATACCCATAACGGCTACGGTCTATATTCTTTGTCGAACCCAGCGGAATCAGCCGGGTAAAAAACTTCACGTCATTGCTGTTCTCCGACTGGGTAAGCGAAGTCAGTCCCTGCATGTAGCCAAGGGAAATACGTTCGCCCCGCTCGCAACGTGAAAGGTTGATTGTAAACCCGTCCGCCCACCACTCTGTTTCGAAGGCTTCGGCTATGGAGGCCAGCGCATCCCAGCAAGAAGAATTGTTATATTCTATGGTCTGATTGGCAGCTACCACCACATCACCCATCGACCAGACTTCACGCCCATAGATGCGGTTCATGTTATCCACCCACTTCTTCAGGTGTTCACGCGGGCTACCGTCAAGGGAGAACTGCACGTCATATTGCCCGTCCGTCAGGTTCAGATACATCACTCGCTGCGCATCATGCTCCGGGCCATAGAATTTAACGGAATAGGCGTATTCCTGGGTGGACTTTTGTTTTGGCTTATACTCCTTATTAATACTGAACTTTACTCCCGATAACAGCACATAGTCATTCACATCCAGCGGCACATAGAAAGGATAAGTGAAAGAGACGGATATCGCATTCTCCGTCATCAGTTCCATATTCCAGGTTGACGATGAAGACGTGCTGGCCGTCAGTTTCAGTTCTTCGCTCTGATTATAGATTTTAAGCTCCATTCAAACAGTATTTAATCATCATTTAAAACTCCGTTAAACTCTGTGTCACTCTGTGGTGAGTCCCGGTTTCGGTTCCCTGAATTTCATCTTCCAGCGCCCCACGATCCTGCCGTCCGTGATATCCGCAGATACTTTCGCATCCGTAGCCGTCTTGTAATAGAAGCGATATGTTGCAGGTAATTCTTTCACCTTCAGATTCACCCAGCCCGCACGGATCACTTCCATGAGTGCGGCACGGCGGGTGTTGTATTCCGCCAGTGTCGAAGCATATACGGCAATGTATAGCGTCACGTCACGAGCCTTGTAGCAAGGAGACGGCAGCACATCCGGCAGCTCTTCACCGTCACGTTCCCGAAAGTCTACGGCTGTGTAGTCCTTCATCTCCAACGGTTTCAGCAGCTCTCCGAAATTGAAATTATCATCCTGCTTATCCTCACAGAGAAAAGCGGAATACTCCGTCCAGGTATCCTTACCGTTGATGCTCATATATCCGGTTAAATCTTTCATAGCCTTATCCATTTATTTTAAGCCCGTCACGATCCTGCCGGGTCATGATTTCAAGTATATCCTCCAGCAACTTGCAGTAGGCGGTGTTTTCCTCAATCTGCACGAAAATCTCATGATCCGCGGAACGTCCTTGTTTCAAATCTTCCAATAACTGATGTATTCCGCTGGCATGGTCCTGAAGGGAAGTGAACAACCCTTCCAACTTCGTCCCCTGTTCCTGCGTCATGGTGGTAAACGAACCGCTACGCCCACTCTGTAAAGCCCCGTCTTCATCCGGCTTGAAGATATCGAATCCCTTGTCCTTCGCCATTTGCTGATACGCCTCCAGCAGTGCATTAAAGTCTCCCTGCTTTCCCAGCACTTCATCCGTCATGCCGCCCAGCAGCTTTATATACTCCTTAAATTTTTCATCGGCGGACAGGTCGGCATTCTGCGTCACGTCCAACATCTTTTTCTGTGCTTTTTCAAAGATGTCGCTGAATAATGCGGAGTAAATCATCTGTTTTCCTAGATTTTCCAACATTTCCGATACGCTCTCATAATAGGAGGTGGCCGCATCCGTACCATTAGCCCATGAATCCACCAGCGTGTCGGTAAGAGTGCTGCCGAGATCACCGAAGATATCCGTCAGGTAATCCTTTACCTTTTCTACCGCATCCTGATATGCCTTCCAGTAGTCCGACATCTCTTGCAGGTATTGCTGGTTTTCCTGGCTCAACTTGCCGAAAGTGTCCGAACCGATAAACTTCTCCAGAGCATCCTGGTTGACGGAGCCGTCCGCATTGAACAGTTCAGGAACCGCGTCTTTCAGGGATGAATATTTGGCTGACCTGAACCAGGTCTTATGTTGTATTTTTACCTGCATGTTTGCAATGGAGTCTCCCAAAGAATTGAATGTATTCTTCAATCCCATGGCCTCCGCCGTCGCGCCTGCGAAACCGCTGAATATCTTGCGATTCTTTATCTTCTCCAATGTGCCGTTATACCTGTCCAACGCTTCCCTGGCAAGGTCAACGTTCTTGATGGCATTACCCCACAGATCATCACCGAAAATACTGTTCTTATCAGTGGATATCTCCGCGTTTAACTTGGCAAGCGCCAGTTCGTAGTTCAGTTTTGCCATTTCCTTGCGGAATTCCTCCATATAGTCCGTACGCTTGAAAAGGCTTGCGATGGCGGTCGCCACTTTCAAGGCCGCCGAGATAATGGTAAGGATGACAGAAGCCTTTTCAACGTTCGACATTGATTCCGCCGCGACTTCGGAGGTTCCCTTCATGGCTCCCGCCGAATTCTCGGACAAGGTGGTAATGCCATCAATAATACTCAAGGTGGACGTGGCTATGGTGCCGGCCGTCTTAATGATATCACCCGCCACATCGCCTACGGTGCCGCCTATATCGTTGAAAGAGTCTTCCACATCTCCCAGCACGCGGTTCAGTTCCGACCATTCCTTGATGCTTTTCTTGTTGTCCGTCTTGTCTTTGCCTTCTTCTTGAGCGTTCATCTTGCCGCTGACGGTATTCTTTAGAGTGCTGACTTTTGCACGCTTCGCGGCCAGTCCCTTGTCATCCGGGTGCAGGAACTCTTCCCTCTCCAGCTCTCTTTCAGCTTCCACCAGCAGGCGCTGCAATTCTTCAAGGTTGAGGTTTACCACATTTGCCGCCCAGGACTTGAACGCCTCTTCACGTGCGGCGAATTCGTTGTCAATATCCGAAAGGGTCTTTTCTTTCTGATAGTCCAGTTCGTTGAGGGTTTCTTGCGATGCACCGCCTTTTTCCAGTACCGAACGCTTTTCATCAAAGCCTTTCTCCGTCAGTGTACGTTTGGTGATATATCCCTGAAATTGATTTGCATACTCTTCCAGCTTCTTACGCTCCACTTCGGTAGCTTCCTTATTGATCTTATCCAGTTCATTCTCATAGATCATGAGGGCGGCGGAACGTTCGGTACTTCCGTCACTCTGAACTTGTTTATAATCATTCGCACTGACCTTCTTACCACTTTTCTTAGCATTATCCAGTCTTTCAGTCAACTTCTTCTCCTGACGATCAATGCGGGCCAATTCTTCATCGTATTCCAGCTTCGCCTGTTTACGACGCTTTTCATAACCCTCCTGCATCACTTGGACGGTGGCGGCTTCCAACTTTTGTTGAGCACGGAGACGAGCTTCAGCAAGTTCTGTCTGATAACCATTTTTATCGGCACCGCCTGTTGTTTTTCCGTCTCCGTTATCATAGACTTTCAGATTCTTACGGGCTTCCTTTATTTGACCGGTTGCCTTTTTATAGGTTTCCACTACAGAATTGTCTATGCCCAGGGAAAACAGGTCGGTGCCTTCCTTTGCAGCGCCATCCAGTGTCTTCTTTACATCGGACTTGATTTCTTTCAATACGCCTTCCGCACGGTCCTGTTGCTGTTTCCAGTAATCGTAGGTATCTTCTTCGGGTTGGGGAAACAGATTAAGAGTATCTACATGATTGGCAATGGTTCTGATATTTCTATCATAGTCCTTTACATTATTTACGATATCATCATATATCTTCTGCTGTTTTTCCAAATCTTTATTGGCAGAGGATAATTCATCATTGGCTATTGATAACCGGTTACCGGAACCATATAAACCTTTCTGTTGCGCCTGTTGGGCAGCAACCTTCTCAGCTTCGGCTTGTTCTACCCGACGCTGTGCTTTCATTAAGGTCGCTCTCTGATTGAGCCGCTTTATTTCTTCTTTTTCTTTCTTAACAGACAAATCCGCTACCTTGTCTACATAATGCCTTGCCACGGCATTGGCATAAATTTCCTTACTTAAAGCTTTATAAGCAGACTCCAACTTGGAAAGGTTGATATTCTCACCGTCAAGAATATTGGCGTACTCCGGATATCGCTTTATCCATTCGTTGACAGCAGCCGTGCGTTCCTTCGTTGATGAGGACGTATTTTTCAATCTAGCATACAGGATATCCAGTTCCGCACGTTCCTTTTTAATGCTATCTGACGCTTTACTACGTGCTAAAGCCATTTCCTGCTCGGCAGATAATAAATCAAGCGTAGCGTTTTTTGCTTTGAACAATCCTTTCACCCACTCCCCAATCTCCTTACCATAGACCACAGTAAGCGTTATAGCCGTCGCCATCGCCGTCTGCCAGGAAAACAGTGAAGTTAGTAATTGCTTCCAAATCGGAGTAGCCTTCTTGCCTGCGGCCGTCATCAATTCATATTCCTTCCGTGCCGATGCTACCGCATCCGTAAACATCGGTATATTATTGGAAATGGCCAGGAAGAACATCTGCGGTCCCATCGCCAGTGCCGGAAGTTCCCGGGCGATCTGTTGCATGCTCATTTTGACGTTGTTCAATTTCGGCGCCGGATCATACCGCATGATCGGTGTGTCATTGCTATCCTGTTTGGCCACTTCATATTTCACCAGCGTTTCAGTCAGCGAACGCACCTGTGCCTCCAACGCCTTTATCTTTGCCGTATCTTCCGGATTGACAACACCCATTGCTGCTGATTCCAACGATTTCTGCCGGAGTGAGTCTATATCCTTCTGGAGATTGATGATAATGGCCTTCACCCTCTCTCCGGAACTCTCCATGGCCCTGATCTCATCCGTAACGTACCCCGACAGGTCAATATTCGGCTTCACGGGTATTTCCGCCTGTTTTTTCAGGCGTTTCAGTTCTTCCTCCAGCTCCACGATCTTACCCTTCAGAGCTTGTATATCCGCCAGATCGGAAGGCGAAGAAACGCCCGTAGACAACGCATCTTTGAATGCGGACTGCAAGCCGGCCAATTCCTTTTTTAGGATATTGATCACTTCCTGCATCTGAGTTTCCATCCCGGTAATGTTCCGCTGTGCCGACTGCATGCCGCTACAGGTCTTGTCATCCAGGAATATTTCAAGTCGTATGGGTTCCATCTCAGTTTTCCTCTTCTTCTAATTTTCGTAAATAACTTAGCGGATCATTATCCTCGGAAGCAGTCTTCTTGTCCTCTTCCGCCTCCAGTTCACGCAAGTACTCCAACGTCGTTTTCTTCCTTCCGTCCACATGGCGGGGATAATCCTGCCACATCAGCATCAGCGTCGGGTAGTTCACGCCCCGCATGATGTACTTCATGCTCCAGCCCGTGTCACGGGCTATCTGTCCTATCAGTCCGAACGGGCTATGGGCGGGTTCTGTGTACCCCTTTAACTCCCGTTCTATTTTCTTTTTTGGCTCAGGTTGGGCGACATCAGGTTCATCACCTCCGCCAATCTGATAGTATTTCCGAAAGGGACAGTATTCATCACATTGAGAATGATCATCCAGGCTTCTTCCAATGCCACAGGATGCATGCAGTTCCTCAGCATCCACGCCACAGGACGGTTAAGCAACCAGCCCAGCAACCAGCCGCGCACGATGCCGTAAGCCACCATGCGGCTCACCGTCTTCGTATGCTTCCCGATGAACTCCAGTTTCTGCTCGAAGGTGTATGTCTTCAACTCCTTATGTGTCACTCCCATCTTCAGGTACATGCGTGCCATGCGGCAACGGCTTTCCAACGTCGATACACGCATCACCCAGCGAATATGTCTTCCCCCGAGAAGCCGAAGCGGAAGAGAAATGCCTGCATCCGACATTATCTTTTCCGCCAGGAGTTCTATATTGAAGTCCGTCATCCTTCAGGATTTACTGCCGGCGCGCCCGTTTCCGGGTTGATGCCTTTGGCAAATATCTTCAGGCTTTTGCCGTCTTCATTTCTCAGCAGCTCGATGTTCAGGGCCAAGGCCAACACTCCCTGAGAGTTGATGCCGTTGGCAAAATCATTACCCGTAACTTTCGCATTGAAAAAGCGGATAGTTTCGCCACTGTCACACAAGATGTCCATCACACCGGTCTTTTCCCATTTCTCAGGCGGTTCCCAGTTGCCGTTCACATCCTTTGTGCCACCGATGACACTCACAAGGTTCTCTGTCGACAAGTCTATCAGGTTACACGTGAAGGCTTTCTTTCCCGGATTGCTGGTTATTGTCACCACCGGGCCGTCCTTCACCTGGGCGGCGTAAACGTCTAATTGCGTAGGGGCGGTACCTGCCGGCTGAAGACCTTGCTCGTCTATCCAGCCGATTACCTTGTTGTCAAATTTTGCCTGGGCTAATCCATATATTGCTTTCATAAGCTCATTGTTTTTAAATGTTCTTTAATCGCCGTCTAATAATGATCAGGACAAGGACGGCAACGGCTATCCGCCCTATCCAGACTTGAAACCACTGAAAGCCCGTAGGCTCTTTTATCACTTCGGGCGGCAGTTTCTCCACCGCTTCCGAAGTTTCATTTCTGATCCGTGTCAACTCTTCCGATAACAGAATGACTTGCCGTGCCAGGCTGTCACAAGTAGCGGTTACTTCGATGCTGTCACCCGATATCCGGGTGACGTTCACCGTGGCCTGCCCGCTACGCTTACTGAAGCCCGTGCCCACAGGTATCTGTTTCAGCATCCCCGTCGGGAATACGGTTTTCGCCATGCTGGGAGGCACCGGCTCTTGGATCAGAGCGAATCGTTTTACGTCCTGCAGGCTGTCGAGGCTGATATTCGTCTCCAGTCTTGTCGGGCTTTTGCAACTCATCACGCACAGGGCAATTAGCTGCAAAACGGCAATTATTGGATTTCTCAACAGCGCGCCTAAGCTTGACAAGCTCTTTTCTAATCGCATTGATTTCTTGTTTTAAGGGTTCCACTATTTCGTCCATTAGGATGCGCATCGCCTTCTGCACGTTGTCCAGTTCACTACCACGGGTATTTACCTGTGCCGCCTGAACTTCCGTCTTCAGCTTCTCAACCTCCTGAACGTATTTTCTTCTGTCTATATACATCTTGAATCCTCCGGCACCTATGACAGCCGTAAGGATACCACAGATCAGCCTCATGTATTCAAGTGTATCCATTTGTTCCTCCTGTTTTTTTAGAGTAAGTTCCAACCGGCTTGTACGTCCGCCATCACAGCAGGTACCCCGTTCTCCACCTGCGACATCGCAGCTGCGAAAGCGCACATGGTCGCCCGGTCATTCACATCAGGCACATAACTGTCGGGCACCTGCATCTCTTTACAAACCCGGCTGATATAGCCCGAAGTGTTGTTTTCAACCGGTGGTGCCCATCGGCTGATGAAGTCCGATATTGTACGGCAACCGTTCAGCTTACGGTAGTTCTGCAACAATTTTATCAAAGCCCGGTAGCCGTAGGCCATCGCGCGGAACTGGCAGAACGACTTGTCCTGTGAGGGCCGGACTTCCCCCTGCCACACGGTACGTGACAGGCGGATGTTTCCGGGGTTGTTGTTTCGCAGTCCTCTGCTCATCACTCGCTGATAGCTGAAGTTCCGATACTGATGTAGGCGTTTCCGTCGTACATTAAAGTAGTCACCTTGCTTGCCGCGCAAGCTACATCACCCATGGTCTGGGCAGCAGCACTGGCATTCCTGATGATAAGCAGTGAGCCTGCCTGCACTTGCGTGTCCAGTGTGAAAGTGGTTGCAGCGGTTGCGGCTGCAATGTCCACAATTTGAGGATTACAGTCATGCACCAGGGCATTGCCTTCGGGCTTGCGGGTCACCGCTACCGGAAACGGGATTTGTACACAGCGGTCTCCCTCTTCTGAATAGGGAGCTACGAAGTCGAAACTTCTCCGCGATTTCATGTTAATATAACTCATTATCTTGCTATTTTAAGGGTTATGCTTTCTTGGTGGTGAACATGGCACCCAGGTACTTGCCGGTGATAGGCAATGCGATGCCTCGCATATTGAAGCCCAGCACGTCACCACGGTATTCCGGGTCGTTCAAACGGTAGTACATGTCTTCCATACTCTTGGCACGGCAGACAGCTTCACGATACCATACGGTGGAAGCAATGGCATCCGTGTCACGAACCGGTGCGTTCCACTCCACTTTCTTTCCGGTAGCACCGTTAAATTTCGGAACCATGGAAGTTACGTGAATCTTGAAACCGAACATGGAACCTGTGGAAAAGAATGTTTTGAACATCTCTAAATCCTGAAGCTGGAGGTCAGTGGCATGGTACGGGTGCAGCGCCAGGATACGTCCCTCTTTGGGAACCAGCATCATATCCAGTTGGGTGGAGAGTGCCAGTATCTTATCGTAAGTCATGGCTACATATCCGGTACCCTGCTTGCTGGCATTGCCATCGTTCAGTTTCAGCACCGGAGTAGTTGCGCTGTCTTGGGTAGGCGCCCAGTTGTAAATGGCCAGTTGAGAAAACTGCATCTGCAAGGACTTCTGGTGACCGGATGCCACACTCTTGCGCTTCTCTGCCGATTCCTCTATTTCTATAGCGTTGATATGTACGGTGTTCTCCGTATCAAAACGCTTCATCGGAATCTTATAAGGCTTGTCTCCACGGGCCACTACAGGAATCGGGTATACTTCATTATCGATAAATACACGTGGATCAATTCCCGCTTCCTGCAAGTTCAGATACTCATTGTCCGTCCACATACTGAAATCCCGTGAATCAGAGACAAACGATGTTTCAGGATAGAATTTCTCGATGATCTCCGGAATCCAGATTTCCTTGTTCAAGCCTTCAGCCAAACAGCCGGTGAGGTGCAACGGAATCAGTGAAAGCCCCATCTGGATGCCGAACATCAGATTATGGTCGACGCCGATACTCTGTGCGAACATCCCCGAAGTAGTAAAATTGAACAGCAACGCTGTCAACAGTGAAAAAATGAATTTTGTCTTCATTGTTTTTTTATTTATAAAATGATTACTCCGGGTACTTACCGTAGGCATTATAGAACTTCTCCCGGTAGAGGTCCTTATCCTTTTTCAATTCTTTCAGCATATCCTTTTCAAGGATTTCCTTGAAAGTCATGTCCGATAATTGCACACTGCCCGTTGCCTTGCCACCGCTATGTACTTGCGGACTGACAGGCTGACGGGCGGTAATGGAACTCAAGCGAACCTCCGCTTTGGTAAAGTCCGTACCAAAGTCTTCCAGCCAACTTTCCTTACCCTTGGCATCAATACGTCCGTCCTTTACGGCAGCATCCACCAGGGAAATAGCTTTCTGTTTGTTGGCCTCTTTCTCTTTTGTTTCATAAGAGGTCACCCGCCCCTGTAATGTCTGTTTTTCCGTTCTCAGGCTTGCATTCTCGGCTTGCAGATTGTCGCGAAGGGTAATCAATCCTTGCACGGCTTCCTGAACAGCTTGATCGGACGCCGAATCCGACAGCTTCAACATCTGTGTCAAATAACTCATGTTGTTTTTGGTTTTATGGTTAATACTAATGCTCTTATCTATCAGTTTAATAAATGCTTTACTGTCTGAAAGGTCTATACGCTTGTTAGTCGCGCGATCATACATTGCCAAAGCATTGTGGTTGGAACCGATGGGGCAAACAGACATCTCACGCATGGTCCACTTTGTTGCCGTAGGGCCGGTCTGTCCCGACAGTTTCAACGCGGGATCATCACTAACCTCTTCGGGTGGCCAGGCTCCAATACTTGCCATGCGCAGAAAACCACGGTCCACTTTCCCGGCTATCATCCGCCCCTTTTCGTCTTCTTCATCGAACACAACATCCACAAGAATTCTCCCGCCTTCCACACGGATATTCTCCCCGCGTCCTATGGGAGCCTCCCAATCGTTGTGATTATATAGTACAACCGGATTCTTCTTGAACTCTTCCAGATTTGCGCCCGACGTCAACATACGAAAACCGTACGTGTTTACCGACTCATCGTGTATGCAGAATGTATAGGGTTTACTCATCGCTTTCAGGTTTTGTTTGGTGCAAAATTGAGAGATAAAAAGAAGGTGTGCAAATCGGTTTGTAATCGTTTCCTACTGTGCCGTAATAGTTTCCGTCAGTTCGTAAACTATTACAGGGCAATTATTTTTAGTGCTGTCCATAGTCTAACTTTGTGCTGTAATAAGAAAGGAGAAGATATGTCGAAGACACTTACAAACCAACAGAAAAAGGACTGGGCCAAGTTGCTTTTTTTGCAGGGAGAACTGCAAAGCAAGCAAATTGCGGAGAAAGTCGGAATTAATCCCGTTACCATGAGTAAATGGAGCAAAGAGGGTAACTGGGAGATGCTGCGGGCTGCCGTCACCACCACCCGTGAGGAGCAGATACGTAACCTCTACATGCAGATAGCGGAGATTAACAAGACTATTGCCGCACGACCTGACAAGTATGCCACATCCGCCGAAGCGGACACCATCAATAAACTTTCCGCTGCCATTGCCAAAATGGAAGGTGACTACGGAATAGCCGATATCATAAGTGTCAGCAAGCAGATTCTTTTCTGGCTTCGCAAGCGTGATCCGGAAAAAGCAATCGAGCTGAGTTATTTCTTTGATGAATTCGTAAAGGAAAGGTTGAGGTGACGCCATGGCTAAGAAGAAATTAACCGGGAATACCAAGGTTCTGTCCGATGACTGGGAGGAAACCATACGGCAGATACGTACACAGACCGCGGTGGACTTCACCATGACTGGTGAAGAAAAGACAAGGAAGTTGCGCCAGCTGGAGGCAAGTCCTGTCGAGTGGATGAAGTTCATGTTCTACAGGTATGCCAAGTATGAGTTCGCCAAGTTCCAGAAAAAAGCCATCGACCGGATTATCGGTCATTCCGACGGTAACTGGTATGAAGTGCTGAGCTGGTCGCGTGAGTTGGCAAAGAGCACCATCGTTATGTTCATTATTCTCTATCTGGTCATCGTAAAGAAGAATAAGCGGTGCGTCATCATGACTTCCGCCACCAATCAGGGTGCCATAAAATTGCTGAACCAATACCGGGCTCAATTCGAGGCGAACGAACGCCTGAAGTTCTTCTACGGAAATTTGATCGGTGACAAATGGACGGAAGATTACTTCACCCTCAGTACCCGCGTGTCGTTCATGGCCATGGGCTGGGGACAGTCTCCGCGTGGTGTGAAAATGGACGAGGTTCGTCCGGACGTGCTGCTGATGGATGACTACGATACGGACGAAGAATGCCGTAATCCGGACATCGTGAACAACAAATGGAACTGGTTTGAACAGGCCTTGTTCTTTACCCGCTCCATCAGCGAAGCGTTGCTGACCATCTGGACGGGCAACATAATAGCCAAGGATTGCTGCGTGTCCCGAGCCGGAAATAAAGCCCGTGAACTGGCGGCACGAGAAAAGCCTATCGGCAACTGGGATATCATCAACATCCGCATGGTGGATATCAACCATCCCGATCCGCAAATGGACTACCAGTTCGGAACTTCCGTCTGGCCGGAAAAGAATACAGAAGAAATCATCGATGAGGTACTGGCACAGGTCAGTCTGGCAAGCGGACAAAAAGAATGCTTCAATAACCCGGTAGTGGAAGGCAGCTATTTCAAAGAAATCCGTTGGGGAGAATGCCCGCCCATTAACAAGCTAAAGTATATAGTCAGCTACGGGGACCCCGCTCCCAGCAACAACACCAGTAAGAAAGCTAAGAAGAATTCCTTCAAAGCCAACTTCCTGATGGGACTGTATGAAGGCACACTCTATGTTTATACAGGTTACCTGCTGCATGTCACCAACGATGAGTTTGTGAACTGGTATTATTTCCAGCATGACTACGTGCGCGAACGGGCACAGCAGCGCAACTATATAGAGAACAACAAACTTCAGGACCCCTTCTACCAGCAGGTATTCGTTCCCCTCTTCCTCGCCAAGGGTAAGGAAAACGGCTACTACATCAATATTTCGCCCGATGGACGTGACAAGCCCGACAAGTTTGTCCGCATCGAAGGCAACCTGGAACCGCTGAACCGTGCCGGCCGGTTGGTGCTCAACATCCGTGAAAAGGATAATCCGAATATGCTGCGCCTGGAAGAACAGTTCCACTTGTTCGATGATGGGCTGCCTGCGCCTGCCGACGGTCCGGATGCCATAGAAGGCGGCTACTACATGTGCCAGCAGCTTAACGCCCACATTGAAGCAGGAAGCTGCTGGCATGGGCACCGCCCCCGCAACTCAAAACGAATGTAAAACTTAATATTCTATACTATTATGGCTTATTTGGATATAGAGGAAATGACCACACATATCTATGAAGAGGATATGAACACCATCAGTCACGGTGATGATGCCGCCATGATGTCGGCCATCGATGCCGCCATCGAGGAAGTGCAGGGCTATCTCACCAAGTACGATACTGGTAAGATATTCGCCACCCGGGGCAAGGAACGCAACCCCATTCTGTTACTTTTTGTCAAAGATATTGCAGCTTGGCATTTCTGCAACATTTGCAATGCCGGAGTTGACATCGAAATGCGCGAGAAGCGATACGACCGGGCAATCGAATGGCTCAAAAACAACCAGAACAAGCAAAATCCGAACCTGCCGGCAGCACCCGAAGCAAGTGCGCACTGCAAACTGTGTCAGGGAGAAATTGCCTTCGGCAGTAATCGTAAACGGGATAATCACTTTTAACTTATTATCATGGTACAAAAAAAGAAGAATAAAAAGCAAATTCCGGCTGTCACTGCAAAAAAAGTAGTGACACCGGTTTACAACCAGATACTGATACAGCCTGTACACAGGGGCGTCAACGACATCGGTAGCTGGAAGAGCGCCCTGCGTGCCGCAGACATGGGACTACGCAGCAAACTATATGACCTCTACGAGGATATCCTGTTGGATGGCTTCGTACTCGATGCCATCAGCAAACGCATTGAAGCCATTACGGACTGCGACATCAACTTCACGATGAACAAGAAGGAAGTACCGGTTATGAACGACCTGATAGACACCATCGAATTTGAAGAGCAACTGAAGGAAATCATGTGGTGCCTGTTCTGGGGTATATCTGTAGACGAATACTCGTTCATTAACGGCTTCGACTTCAACAGCATTCCCCGCAAACACATCCGCCCAAAAGAGAAGCTTATACTGCGACAACAATATGATACCACCGGCATCAGCTATGCGGAGGACGGCATGATCATCCAGTGGGGTAAAGACGACGATCTGGGATTGTTGCTGAAGATTGCACCCTACGTCATCTACAAGCGCGGCGGTTTCGGTGACTGGGCGCAGTTCGTCGAACTCTTCGGTATGCCGCAGCGCATCGGCAAATACAACAGTATGGACGAACAAAGCCGCCGCCTGCTGATACAGGCCTTTGAGGAAGCCGGTGCGGCTCCCTACCTGGTGATACCCAAAGAAAGCGAAGTGGAACAAACCACACTGTCAGGAAGCACTAACGGCGCCCTGTACAATGACTTTCGCAATGCCTGCAACGAAGAGATACTTATTACCATCCTGGGGCAGACCATGACCACCAAAGACGGTGCATCGCTTTCGCAAAGCAAAGTACACATGGAGGTACAGGAGAAGAAGCACCGCAGCGACCGACGGTTCGTGATCCGCATGCTGAACAAATATCTTGTCCCGTTGCTCGAAAGCAGGGGATATCCTGTGCATGGCGGAAAGTTCTCCTTTGTGGATAAGAAGGACGAAATCACGGTAAGCGATCTGAAGACTCTCTCCACCATGATTCCCATACCACAGACGTACGGTTACGAAAAATACGGCATTCCCGAACCCAAAAATGGGGAACCGGTGTTTCTGAGCACGTCGGGGCAAACAATTGATAAAACGGAAAATGAACCTTCGGCAGCAAAAGACAACGATCCGAAAGCCGGTAAGGAACCGGTAAAGAACAGCGACGACCGCAATCTTTGGGAACGCATCAAGTCTTTTTTCGTAGCAGCCCCGCATCCGGGCGGGGCTGGCACAATCCGCATGAGTGATGCCGATTCTTTGGACGAACGTCTCATCGCGGCGGTATGGAACGGGGAACTGACGGACTTCAGCCCGGAACTCTTCCGGTTCTTTGCCGACGACTTTTTAAAGGCTGTTCAACCGGCATTTAAAAAGGACATAAAGAATTCCGATATCGGAATCACCTACAATGCTCCGGACGACGTATTCCGAACAGCCATGGAACAAAACCTGTTCCATTTTTCCGCTGCAAAAACATTGGCGGAAATACAAGAGCTGAACAGACTTTTCCGTGAAAGTAAGAACTTCAATGAGTTTTACCGCAAGGCAAAAGAAGTGACCGGTGTGTTTAACAAGACCTGGCAAAAAACAGAATGGGATACGGCAGTACTGACGGCAGAGGCTACATCCAATTATCGCAGGCTACGCAGCAAAAAAGAAATATTCCCGTTCTGGGAATACAAAACCGTATATGATGGCAAGGTACGTGAAGAACACTTAAAGCTGCATGGAGTCATCCTGCCCGAAAGTGATCCACGTTGGAACAAGATATATCCTCCCAACGGCTGGCGTTGTCGTTGTTGGGTGGTAGGCCGCATGAAGCATCAGGTGAAATTTGATGTGGAGGAAATGCGCCGGCGGGTTGACGATTTCCTGAAAACCAAGGAATGGAAGATGAGCGCAGCACAAGGTTGGGGAGTTAACCGATGCGATTCGGCGCAGGTATTTACAGCTGATCAGATGTATATAAATAAGTTCCCCGGACAGTCATCCGGCAGTATGGGAAAGCAAACCGCACCCAAATGGGGGGTGGAATCTGTCCCTGCCAATATGGAAAAGAAACCGGAGAAGATACCCCGCACGGAGAAAAGCGAGCGGCAAGTATGGGATGAAATGGAACAGGACGGTGTAATCACATTGCCCGATTACCAGGGCAGAAATATCATTGTTGAAAAAAAACAGTTCGACAGCCACACCACAGCAAAAGGGCGTGACAATCGCATCCACTTGTGGGATGCCATGCTGGAAACCCTTCAATCTCCTGATGAGGTCTGGCTGAACGATGAAATAAAGAAGAACGAACTGGATACATACAGCCTGTTGCGTTACTATAATGATGGTGTCATAGTGGTGAACTACCGGATAGAAGATGAGAAACTGCTATTGAAGACCTGGTATGAGATGGTAACCAGACTGCCGAAAGGAAAAAGGGAACAACTGCAAAAGATATGGGACAAACGGCGGCATGGGTTGTTGATAGAAAAACGTCAGAGTGCATCCTCGCGTCCGTCCGAACCATAAAGTGAAGCGATCCCGTCACTTCTCCGCCCGTCCGGATTGGATAGCCGGTGTTGCACTCTTCCTTGGACTGTCCACCGGCAACCCGCCATTTTTTCAGACGTACAGCTACGTCCCTCCGTCCCAGGGTAAACGCTCTTTTGAGTCGCTGGCGGTGAACTCTGCAAAAATACGAATTTTAATTGTAATACAATGGATATCAGCAAGGAATTAAGACTAAAGGTAAATGAAGCCATGAATGCGGTACCGGACCTGGTGGCGGAACTGGCCGTGGATTACTTCAAGGAACGGTTCCGCTATAAAGAGTTCGATGGAAAGGAATGGCCGGGACCCGGACGGGGATATAAACGCTCCAACGGTTCGCTGTTGGTGGATAGCGGACACCTGCTGAACAGTATACGCCCGGCAGAAATATCAACGGACAAAGTGGTTATCTCAGCCGGTAATGATAATGTTCTTTATGCCAAAGTCCATAATGAAGGATTCTCCGGAAGCGTTGTCGTAAAAACTCATGACCGTACCAGCAAAAAAGGCAAACAGTATGTTGTAAAGCAGCATACCCGGAAGGCATTAATACCTCAACGTCAGTTCATGGGCGAAAGCCGGGAGCTGAACATTATATTAAAAAAAGATATCGAACAGCTTTTTAAAACCATCATAGAAGAATGAAAAAAGAAATCATGAAAGCGGTTATGGACCGCATCAGGCAAGAAATCCCGGCATTACGCTGGATAGATGCCGATGAAGGACAACTGGACTTCCAGGACAGCCGCCCGCCCGTAGCGTTCCCTTGTTGTCTGGTAGAGCTCTATTATCCCGATGCGGAAAACATGGCGGGAAACCACCCCACGGTGCAACGCATAGAAGTTGCCATAGCTCTGAAGGTGGGATTCAATGACTGCGCCTCGTTCAACGTAAATAAACCCGTACAGGTACAAGGCACGGCCTTTGCGCGTCTCGACATGCTGGAAAACATCCACAGGATTTTACAAGGCTTCCGCCCTGTAGAAGGCTGCGTAAAGTCTCTGCGACGCAAAAGTTGCCGGCCTCAGAAACGTCCGGACGGATTGAAAGTATACGAAGCGGTGTATGTGGCTGAATTTATAGACAGGATATAGAAAACTACCATTTCCAGCAGGGGTATATCCTCTGAAGTTGTCGGGCTGTGGTATGGGTACTGCAAAGGCGTTCAAAGTAATCGGAATACTCCAGCCAGGCATTGTTGATGGTACGTTCGTCTACAAAGAACTCATATTCGGCAAGGATAACAATCACGTCATCCATACGGCGACGCATGATTTCATGCCAATAGTAAAGGCGGGCTACCATCACCTGGTTACGCAACTTGATGCGTTCACCACGGCTGGCAGCCGTACGCTGAAGCGGTGTGGTGGATGCACGTCCACATTCACCGTTAAACGCAAGATGATTGCCAGGAAAAAGCTCCAGCTGATTGTCCATACCCTAAAAACATGAATGATTACCCGATACAAAAATAACTTTTATAACATATTTATGCAACTAAAACTATAGGAAACCAGTTTATTGATACCAAAAATGAAAAAAGCCACTACAAAATTTTGATGTAGCAGCTCTTTTTTAATTAGTGATTTATTAGTCATTTAGTAGGTTTAAAATTTCATTCAGATATTATCAGTTTTACGCTAATTACTTAAATTACTTTTTAAAAATCTGGCAAGAGTGTTCCGGTCAACTTTGCATATCTTGGCTATTTTACGTTGTGATATGCCTTCATCCAGAAGCCCTTTAACTAACTCTTTT